GGGATCAAGATCCGTGGTCTTGTTCATTAATAACATGATAAACAAAAAGGATAAATAATGTCTAGTGAAAATCAAGAGGTAGCAGTACAAGAACAAGGTTCGGTATTGTCTGGAGAAACTGCAGCGACAACTGCAGAAACAAATACAGATTGGAAAGCAAGTCTTTCTGACGAAGTAAGAGCAGATAAATCTTTAGAAAATATTAAAGATATTGAAAGCTTAGCAAAAAGTTATGTTCATGCACAAAAATTGGTAGGAGCTGATAAGATTCCTGTACCAAATAAATTTGCAACAGAAAAAGATTGGGATGCAGTTTATGAAAGACTTGGCAGACCAAAAAGTGCTGATGAATATAAATTTGAATCTCAAGATGTAGATCAAGATGGTTTAAAATCATTTGCAACTGCAGCTCATAAAATGGGATTACTTCCTAACCAGGCGAACGAAATGGTTAAGTGGTATCAAGAAAATGTTGCAGCTGAATCTAATGCTAAGAATCAAATATCAGAACAAGCAAGAACAGACGCTATATCAGATCTTAAAAAAGAATATGGTTTAGCTTATGACCAAAAATTAAAATCAGCTAGCGCTATGGCTAAGCAATATGTTGCAGCAGAAGTATTAGATGCTCCAATGGCAGACGGATCTAAGTTAGGAGACAATCCTGCTATTATAAAAGCATTCGCAACACTTGCTGAAAAAATGGGAGAGGATCAGTTTGTTAATCCAGCTGGACCAACATACTTAACTCCTCAAGCTATAGATAAACAAATAGGAGATTTAACTGCTCCTGGTTCTGCATATTGGGATAAACAACATCCTAATCATGATGTAGCTGTTGAAGAAGTTTTGGCTTTACGAGAACAAAAAGAATCTGTATAGCTGAAATATATTTGGATAATCGAAAGACCCAAGTTGACACTATGAATAGAATAGGATCCATGAGATCTAAAATTTAGGAGCGACCCGTAAGGATAATCATCCGTTTACATTAACATCAACACTAACCAAAGAGGGAGACAATTATGTCAACTCAAATAACTACAGCATTTGTAGAACAATATTCTTCAAATGTTACTATGCTATCTCAACAAATGGGTAGCAAATTAAGAGGTGCGGTGGATGTTGAATCTGTAAGAGGAAAAAATGCGTTTTTCGATCAAATAGGCGCAACTGCAGCTGTAGCGAGAACAACTCGACATGGCGCAACTCCACAGGTAAACACTCCTCACTCTAGAAGAAGAGTTAGCTTAGCTGATTACGAATGGGCAGATCTTATTGATGATCTTGACAAAGTAAGAATGCTAACTGATCCTACTTCAAACTACGCTAAAGCAGCGGCAGCTGCGATGAACAGATCAATCGATGACATCGTAATTGCAGCTTTAGGTGGATCAGCTGATACAGGCGTTGCTGGAGGAACAGCGGTAGCTTTACCAAGTACTTCTAAATTTGCAACTTCACAGCAAACTGATGGACTAACAATCGCTAAACTTTTAGAAACTAAATATTTCTTTGATAATGGCGATGTGGATCCTAGCATAAAAAGATATTTTTTATGTGGACCAAAACAAATCCAAGATCTATTAGCAACTACAGAAGTTAAATCATCTGATTTCAACACTGTAAAAGCTTTAGCTCAAGGCGATATTAATTCGTTCTTAGGATTTGAGTTCATTATGTCAACTAGACTAGCAAATGACGGAACAAACACAGACGACAGATTGTGTTTTGGTTTCACTCAAGATGCGGTTAAATTAGCGATTGGTGCTGAGCCAAAAGCTAAAATCACTGAAAGAGATGACAAGTCATACGCGACTCAAGTTTATTATTCAATGGCATTAGGTGCTACTAGAATGCAAGAAACTCATGTATTCCAAGTACCTTGTGACGAGTAATAATCACTAATTATAGGCGGGATTAATTTCCCGCCTATCTTATGACCAAGAAAATAGATCAACCAAAACCTGTCTTACATTTTAAATGTAAAGATCACATTTACCGATATGTTTTGGTAGATCGATTTAAACACGATAGCAAAAACCATTATGGGTTTGATACTAAGCAAGAATTAACAGAGGCAGAAATATTTGCCTTAGTTAAGCCAAGAACGTTAAGACGTAAATATATAATAAAAACAAAAAACAAATAGGAGAACCTTATGCCAATGGGACCAGGTACATACGGAAAGAAAAAAGGCAGACCAAGTAATAAATTAAAAGGTAGTCAAAAAAGATTACCAGCTGCTCTAAAGAAAAAAATAATGAACAGTAAGAGAGGCAAGTAGCATGAGTCTCTATCGTAATATTAACGCGAGGAAACGTGCTGGTACATCGAGACCAAAAAGTAAAAGTACAATATCAGCTAAGTCATACAAAAATATGAAAGCTGGTTTTCCTAAAAAAAATAAAAAAAAGGCATAAGTAAATGGCATCTGTAATTGAAATTTGTAATTCTGCATTAAACCAACTTGGAGCTAGTGCTATCACTGCTTTAACAGAAAATAACAAGAATGCGAGATTGTGTAATGCTAGATATAATACTGTAAGAGATGCAGTATTTAGAGCGCATCCTTGGAATTGTTTAACAAAAAGAATTACCTTAGCAGCTGATACTACAGCTCCAGATTGGGGTTATACTCATGCTTTTACTTTACCAAGTGATTGCTTGAGAGTTCTAGGTATTAATGCTTATGATACTAATTATAAGATCGAGGGTAGAAAAATATTATCTACAGAATCTGCAATTAAATTAGTTTATATTTCACAAGTTACAGATCCAAACGAAATGGATGTTTTATTAAGAGAGACTATATCTGCAGCTCTTGCAGCAGATATGGGTTTCTCTATTACAGCTAACTTACAAACAGCAAAAGTATTTAACGAAAAATATCAACTTAAATTATCTGAGGCTAGACACACAGACGCTAGCGAGGGTGGTTATAATACAGATCAAAGTCTTGGACCAACAGATCAAGTTCAAGCAGACGAATTTATAAATAGTAGATACTAATATGGGAAAACAACTTCTATCAGTTCCTAGCTTTACCGCTGGGGAGCTTTCTTCGCGTATGCAAGGAAGAACAGATTTTAAAAAATATTTTAGTGGATGTACTAGATTAGAAAATTTTGTAGTTCTTCCACATGGTCCCGTCACTAGACGACCAGGCTCATATTACGTTTCTCCTGTAAAAACACAAACTGCTAAATCAAGATTAATCCCTTTTGAATTTTCTACTACCCAAACTTATATTTTAGAATTTGGCAATCAATACATAAGATTTTATAAAGATGATGGTCAAATAGAATCTTCTGGTTCTCCTTATGAGATTAGTTCTCCATATTTAAGTGCAGAATTATTTGATATTAAATTTGCGCAAAGTGCCGATGTAATGTACTTAGTGCATCAAAATCATTCTGTTAGAAAATTATCTAGAACAGGTCATACATCTTGGAGTTTAACAGAAGTAGAATTTACTAATGGACCATATCTAGATGCAAATATTTCATCTACTACAATGGCTCCATCTGCAACTACTGGATCCTCGATTACAATTACTGCTAGCAGCTCTACATTTGTAAGTACGGATGTAAATAGATTAATTAGTTTTTCTAATGGTAATGCAAAGATTACAGTTTTTGGATCTGCAACTTCTGTCACTGCAGAAGTAAAAGATGATTTTGATAATACTAATGCTGTAGAAGATTGGAAGTTAGGAGCCTGGAGTACCACTACTGGTTTTCCATCTTGTGTTTCTTTCTTTGAACAAAGATTAGTTTTTGCATCTACAACTAATAATCCACAAACTTTATACTTCTCTAAATCTGGAGATTACGAAAATTTTACTAGCGGAACAAATGCTGATGATGCCATGATTTATACAATCGCATCAAACCAGGTAAACGTTATTGAGGCATTAAAAGCAACAAGAACACTTATTGTTATGACAACAGGTGGAGAATATTCAGTTAGTTCTGGATCCTCTCAAGATGCAATTACACCTACAAATATTAATATTAGGAAACAATCTAATTACGGAAGTGCAGGAGTAGATGCGCTATCGATTGGTAATGCCACTATCTTTCTCCAAAGAGCGAAAAGAAAGATTCGAGAGCTAGCATATAATTTTGACTCAGATGGTTATCAAGCTCCAGATATGACTATCTTGGCAGAACATATAACGGAATCGGGTATTACTCAAATGGATTATCAGCAGGAGCCTTTTTCCATAGTCTGGTGTGTAAGAACCGATGGAGTGCTAGCAGGTCTTACATACAATCGATTAGAGCAAGTCACAGCTTGGCATAGACACATATTCGGTGGCAAATCTGATACAGGTAAAGATATTAAACAACAACAAATAGCTTTTACCGCAAACTCTACAAATGTTAGTACAACTAACAATACAATTACAATATCATCTCATGGCTTAGCTACTGGAGATCCAGTTTATTATAATGCTGCATCGAATGCTATTGGAGGATTAAATAATTCAAATTTATATTATATAATATCTGTAGATGCGAACACTATAAAATTAGCATCCACATCTGGAAATGCTAGTGGAGGAACCGCTATTAGTTTAACGACAGCTCCAGGATCTGATACTACACAATATATTTATCAAGGAATTAATATTTATACTGATATTATTTTTTCTGCTAATCATGGATTTAAAACTGGAGATATTGTTTACTACGATAACACAGGAACATCTATTGGTGGTTTAGCTGAAAACACTAAATACTTTGTAGGTAAAGTAGATGATAATCAATTTCAACTTTATAGAAATGAAGATCTACTTACAGAAGTAAATATGACTTCTGCTCATACAACAGAGCAAACAGATAATATTTTAACTCATGCTCAAGTAGAGAGTGTTGCAGTTATAGCTGGTGCAGAAGAGGATCAAGTCTGGGTTATTGTTAAAAGATGGATTAATGGTGCAGAAAAAAGATATGTAGAATATTTAACACCTTTTAATTTTAATGCAGATCTTACAGCGTTTCATTATTTAGATTCTGGTTTAAATTATAGTGGAGATGCTACAAGCTCATTAAGTGGTTTATCTCATTTAGAGGGAGAACAAGTTTCTATTATTGGCGAGGGTGCAGCTCAGAATGATAAGGTAGTATCTTCGGGAGGTGTTAGCCTGGACAACGCTATAGAAGAAGCAAACATAGGATTAGGCTATACATCTGATCTACAAACAATGAGATTAGATGAGGGATACCAAGAAACTACACAAACAAAAGTAAAAAGAATTTATGATTTATCTGTTCGATTTCATGAAACAGTAGGAGCAAGTGTTGGACCAAACGCAGACACTTTAACTGCAATAGATTTCAGAGATAGTTCAGCTAGTATGGATTTACCTGTTCCATTATTTACTGGAGATAAACATATAGAATTTGATTCAGATTATGGTACAGAGGGATTAGTATATATAAAACAACCACAGGCGCTGCCAATGACAATCTTGGGTATATATCCAAGACTAGAAACTGAAAGTGTCTAAGATAGAAATTGTACCTTTTACTGGAGAGCATGCTAAACAAATCCTAGAGTTAGGCATGAACGATGTAGCTCTTGAGTTAAAACCAGAACATAGAAAATATGTTGTGGATGTAGAAGATATTGGAATGTCGTTTACTGGTTTACTTAATGATAAACCTATAGCAGCAGGAGGTATCTGTTATCTCTGGGATGGCGTTGCTGAGGGGTGGGTCTTAGCATCGAGGGATATATTCAAATATCCGATTTTTTGTGCTAAAACAATCAAACGAAGAACCGATTTATTAGCAAAAAATAACAAATTAAAAAGAATACAAACTGCCGTCAAAGCAGACTCTGATACAGCTATCAGATTTGCTGAATGGTTAGGATTCAAACGAGAGGGATTAATGAAAAACTATGGTCCCGATGGTGCGGATCATTATTTATATGCAAAGGTTTATTAATGTCATTTATTAGTATTTTACAAGGTGGAAAAGCAGCAAAGAAATTAGGAGCTTATAATAACGAGTTATATAAAAGAGATGCTGCTATTCAAAGACAAGAAAAAGATCAAGCATTTTATTTTTATGAAAATTTTGAAAAACCTAAATTTGACAAAACTGCAGATGAAATAAGAGATCAATTAAAAGTTTCTTATCTAAATAGCGGTGTAACTATGGAGGGTACTCCAATAATTTCTTATGTGGATCAAGATTACGAATTAAAAACTGATGCAGAAATTTTAAAATTTAATGCAGAGAATGCTAGAGCAAGATCTGAAAACCAAGCATTAATGTCAGAAGCAAAAGGTATGTTAGCTCAGTGGGAGGGTAAACTTCTTAAAAGACAAAGCTACTTTGAAGCTGGACAATCTCTACTTAACACTGCCACAACTATACAAGGAATGGGTTAATGGGTATTAAACTTTATAAATCACAAGCAACTATAGATACTAAATCAACTAATGTATCTGCTACTCAATTAGCTGTTTCTCCTAGTTCAGTTTATAGTTCTGCTAAAGCTAGCGCAGGTGCTGCAGACGCTGCTGTTAATCTATTTGCTGTAATTAAAAAAACTAAAGACGAGAGCAAAGCAACAGCTATCAATAATGATTTAGAATCTAAAATGAATAAGGTGGCTATCAGATATGATAGATCTAATAATCCAGAAGATCTAACTGCATTTAATAGCATGATGTCTTTAGTTAAAGACAAAGCAATACTTGGTTCTAATAACTCAGTTAAAAAAAGAGTTAATTCTTGGTTTACATCTAAGTTAGCCAGTTCTTCTTTAGATTTGGAAAAAAAAATAACTAATAATGTTATAGATGAAAAGATTGCTACAGATAAAATTGAGCTAGAAAAATATCAGGGAATTATTGCAACATCTAATAATAGAAACCAAGTAAACCAAGCTAAAGGATGGATTGATAATTATTTTGCTAATGAAAATAATAAACTATTTTATAAACCTGCAGATTGGATTACTTTACAAAATGAACAAAAAAATAAGATCCAAGAAAATGCAGCTATTGCTCTTGCAACAAATGATCCTAATTCAGTAATTGATAATCCTAAGATTATTACTAATACCATCAAAGACACAGAAACAGCAGAGTATATTTTAGAAAAAGCTTATGAAAATTCAGCAGCAAATGTTGAGGCTGAAATAAAAGATATGGAAATTATTGATGCTAAAAATTTAGAGGATCAAGCAAATAACTTTACTGAGCTTGCTGTAAGAATAAAAGACTTTCACGAAAACGCTAACAATCAAGATTTTTCAGATAGGTTAATTACATATTCAGAATTAAAACGAGCTTATGTTAATAATGATATTGACGAAACTATGTATAGAAAGCTCATTGATTATAGAGCTGGGACTATACCTTTAGATGATGAAAGACTTGTTGCTGATATTAATGATGAAATAATAAATAGCGACTCTCCTGTAGAATTACAGGCGTTATCTAAAAGAGTTCAAGTTAAAGAAGCAGATCTTACTTTCTTAAATCTATCTGCTGAGGCTACTGGTAACGCATTGAAGAAAATTAATCTTCTTAAAAAAGATTCAGAATTATATTCAGAATACAAAACAACAACATCTATGATGAAATCTATATTTTTTGCTAGCGATAGTTATGAGTTTGATGTTGGAGAAGATTCAAGAACAGTTAAGGCTATTGGCGGACAAGCTATGGAATACTTTGATAACCTAGTAATTAACAAAGGAATGAACGTTACTGATGCGATGTTCAAAACAATTACTAAGTTTAATCCAGGAGCTGCTCTACCAAACATGACTATCTTTCCTTTACCTGCTTTTTCAGAAGAGAGCGATTGGACTAGCCAAATATTAGGTCATGGTGGATCTGGTTATTTTACAAAATCTAAAGATAAGATGGCTAATCTTTATAAAGATGGAAAATTAAGTCATGAAGAATTTATGTTTGAAATAGAAAACTTAAATAAAGCTGAAAGACTTTTCCAAGTTAGACATAAATACGCAATCTCGGTCAGTAAAGCTACAGATGACATGACAGATGAAAATGTATTATCTTTTGCTGCAGGAGAGGGTGCAAGTGGTTTATCAAGTATAATTAAAAACTTAATGAAGAAAGACTAATGGAATTAAATATTACAGAGAATTTAGAGAAAAGCGTATTACTACCTTTATACACACAAGAGCATGAGCTTAACTCAGATGGTATGAGTGCTGCTGAAAATCTTGGTTTAGATACAGGTAATTTTTATTTAGATAGCGATAAGAGAAACATAAAAAATACACAGATACCATTTTATAATGAAGTAGAAATTAAAGCTAAGAAAAAATCTTTAGAAATGACTAAAGAATTTTTTGTAGATAACTTACCTAGATTTTTTAAAAATTTACCAGAGGATGCTCTTTACGGAATCTTTAAAGGAATAGAAAATGGTATAAGTAATACAACAGAGGCTTTTCCTGGTATTAAAGGATTTATTGATGAAGTAGGAGAAAAGAATATTGCTCCAGAACCTTTTAATTTAACATTAAAACAATTATCAAACAGAGTACATAATTTAGATCAAGAAAGAGATAAGACATTTGCTAATGATTTAGCAGGCTATATGTTTCAAGCAGCTCCATATTTATTCCTTGCAAGATCTAGATTAATACAAGGTGGTATTGGAATAGAAAGAGCTAACCTTTTAGCCTGGATGTTTGCATCGGGTATGGGATTTAAAAATGAAGAATTATTAGTTAGCGATGTTTTTGCTAAATCTTTAGGAGATTCTAAGTTTATGGATTCTCTTAAAAAGTTTGATGAAAAAATTGTTGATACTGGAGTAAGTGTTGAGGGAATAGTTAATTTTGGAGCAAGAGCTATGGATGGCTTATTGTTTGAAAAATTATTTGGTAAAATAAAAGAAGTTTATAAGAATTGGAAAATATCTAAATTACCTCCAAAAGAAAAAGTTAAGTATCTTGGAGAACAAAAAGAAATAAAAAAATTATCTGAGGATATGGCTAAACAACAAGATAAACCATTAAAATTCTTTCCAGATCAAGACGATGTTAATACAGCTACCTCTGTAGTTAAGAATATGGATAATCCTAGCGATGCAGTCATAGATCAAATTAAAAAAGATCCTAATGTTCAAAAGGTTATTGAGGGTCAAAAAAAAGGAGAATTAGAAAGTACAGCATCAAAGTTTAGAGATCCAGAATGGCAATCTAATAGAAAATTTAATTTTGATGGAGAAGAAGTAATAGGTTTTGATAATGCTGTAAATAGATATTATGGAAATGGCGCATCTAAAAAAGATAAGATTGTTCATATTATGATTGGCAATCCAGCATCTGGTAAATCCTTAAAAGGAGAAGTAATTGCTGAACACTTTGGTTCAAAAGTTATTGATTCAGATGATTTTAAATTAGCTTTAACAGGTAAAAAAAATATATCAGCTACATCTGCTGTTCATGAAGAGGGTAAGTTTTTATCAGATAAAGCTTTACAAATGGCTATGGGTAATGGGGATAATCTAGTGGTTCCTATTATTGGTCAATCTGAAAATAAAGTTATGAATTATGTAAATACATTTAATCAGAATGGCTACACAGTTAAATTAGTATATGCCAAAGCTCCAACAAATAAATCTAGAATGTATAATATTAAAAGAGGATTAGTCACTGGTCGATTAATACCAGACGAGTATTTTAGTAATGATTTAGATAATCAAATTAATCTTGTTTATGATGTAGTAAAACCTAAAGTAGATGGTTCTTCTACAATCAAAACAGGCACAATAAGAAAGAACGCTATCGTTGAAAAAGAAACCACAGGTGGCGGAGTTTTTAACACTACACAATAAACATTAATTAGTATAAGAGAAAGGAAAATGGGATAATTCCTATCCTAAATAAAATCATATCATGGCTGGACCAATATTAAAAGAAACGATTATTAAACCTATTGTAGATCTAACTAAACCTGTAGTCTCAAATATTTTAAAAAAATCTTCTGAGATTATAACTAAGGCAGATGGTAAACCTAAAAAGATAGATGAATCTACTATAGTAAAAGATAAAACAGATTTTTCTGGAGAGGCTAAAGAGCTTACTGAGGGAGCTAGTCAAGCTGAGGGTGGCAACATTATTGAAAACGAAAGTATTTTAAAAAATGATGGATCTACTGCTATTCCTAAAAAAGTTTTACCAGACAATGATATTAAACCTACAGACTCAGATGTTAATGTTATATTAGATCTTGCAAAACCAGAATCTACAAGCGTTTATAAAAATTCAAAACATTTAGATACATTTAATATTAAATACATCGATAGCGATCAAAGCATTTATGACATGATTGCAGCTCATGAAAAGCTTTATAAAAATAAATTATCTACAAAAACAAAAGATTCAGATATTAACGATATAGCTACTTTATTAAGTAAAGATCCAGATAAATTAAGTTTTGACTTCTTGGCTACTAAGCCTGGCGAAATACCACCACCAGGCAAGATAAGAGCTTTTAGAGATTTTTATATTTATAAAACTGAACAATTAGATCTATTAGCTAAAAAGGCTGTTAATGGTACAGATGCTGATAGAGTTTTATTTAAACAAGAAATGGCATTGGTTGCTAATCTTCATCAAAAACTAGCAGCTATAAGATCTGATGCAGGTAGAGCTTTAAGAGAATGGCAGCTAACATCTAAATCTACAAGGTTTGATGATACAAGTTTTGCTGAGCTTAACTTAGCTAATACTTTAGAAAAATTAGGTGGAGCTGAGGATATAGCACAAACTGCTAAGATGTTTTTATCTCTTCCTAAAAACAAGAGAGCGCAATTTGTTGATGGTGCTGGTTTTGGTAAAAAACTTACGGATGCTGTTTACGAAAGTTTTATAAATTTAATTTTATCTAATCCTGTAACTCACGTTAAAAATATAACAGGTAATACTTTTACTTTATACATGTCTAACTTTGAAAGAAGTTATGCTGCTAATTTTAATAGACTTATAAATAAAACAGATGGTGTTGCTCATTTTGAGGGATATGCAAAACACTATGGAATGAAAATGGCTTATGGCGAGGCTATTGAAATGTTCTTTAAAGCTATTAATGGAGAACAAACTTTAGTAGCTGGTTCAAAAGTAGAGGCTCCATCTAGTGTATTTAATGCTAGTACACTTGGCATTAAAAATAATACTATGGCAAAAGCTACAGACGTTATTGGTAAAATAGCAACTCTAAATGGTTTACCTTTAAAATCACTAAATGCTGGAGATGGTTTCTTTAAAACACTTGCATATAGATCTGAGTTATATGCGTTAGGTTATAGAAAAGCTTTTAGGTTATTAAAAGAGGGTAGATTAAGTGAAAAAGATGCAGGAGCTTATATTGCTAACTTTATTACTTATCCTACTAAAGAGGCACAAGAGGCAGCATTTAAAGAGGCACAATATATTACATTCCAAACTCCTACAGGTGTTAAAGGAGATATGCTTTCAATCGGAGCTGATGGTGTAAAGAAAATTAGAAAACTACCACTAGGTAGATACATGATTACTTTTATTCAAACACCTACAAACATATTAAGATATACAGCTGAAAGAACTCCAGGATTAAATTTACTTACAGATTGGAATACACAATTTGCAAAAGGCGGTGCATCTAGAGATCTAGCTCTTGCTAAGCTTTCTATGGGTACAATGTTTATTATGTCAGCTGGATCCATGGGTTATTTTGGATTGGCTACAGGCACAGGTGCTAGTACCAAAAATATTAACTTAAATAAAAAAGTACAATCACAGCCATACGCTTTAGAAAAAGCTTTAGATATACCTAGTAATGCTCTTACTATTGGGGACAGCGTTATATCTTATAATGGTTTAGATCCTTTTGGTCAGATGCTTTCTCAATCTATAGATATAATGCAGCTTGGTAGAGAGATCTGGGAGCAGGGTGGCGATAAAGATGCCTGGACCAAAGCGATG